CTAATGGAAGCAGTTCATATGGATGATACTATTGTTTATAAACTTAATAAAGATTTTACTGAGTCGCAGTTTCGTGACGAGTTTGGTGAAGAAGCAGAGTATCCTATGATTGCTTTGGGAATGCAGCATCGCGGTACTCTTAAAGAAACACTTAATTTTATGAATACTAAAGGGATGCTTGTGTGAGTAAAAGAAAGAGTGCTTGGAGAATCTGGGCGAAAGCATTAGGAGAAAAGAGTGGAAAAACAGACAGAGAATCTGATACTATTGCTGGCATACGCACCCTTATTTTTGTTTCTTACATGGTTACCAATGTGGCTATCGTTGCCAACGCTGTACGGCACTGGGACGATGTGAAAACTGTCACACCTGTTGCCCAATGCTCCCAAGATCTGCTATAATTACAAGGTAACCAACGGAGGAGAATGAACACTCAGGAAGTAAAAGGAACGCTTGCTAAACTGCTCGCTACCGAAAACCTTACTGTGGAGCATCGCAAAGTAAGCACTGCCTGTTTTGATGTTGAAAAACGTCTGCTCATCCTGCCTATCTGGAAGACTGCCTCTAACAATGTTTATGACCTCCTGGTGGGGCATGAGGTGGGTCACGCCCTCTACACCCCTAACGAAGACTTCTCGTCTGCTCCAAAAGATTTTGTGAATGTTTTGGAGGATGCTCGCATTGAGCGTATGATGAAGGTGACCTATCCTGGTCTTCGCCGTTCGTTCTTTGTGGGTTACCGTGAACTGTGGGAGCAAGATTTCTTCGGTGTGAAGAATGATGATCCCCAAACTCTGTCTTTGATTGATCGTATCAATCTTTACTTCAAGGGTAATCCTAATATTCCATTTGCCGACGAGGAGATGGTATGGGTCAATCGTGCAGAAAAGACTAAGACCTTTCAAGAGGTTGTTGATCTTGCTAAAGAACTTTATGAGTTCTGCTCACAGAAGCAAGAAAACAAAGAAGACATGAATATGCCACCGCTGCCCGAATCTTCTGATGGTCAGCAAAGTGCTGATCAAACTATCGAAGATAGTAGTGAAGAACTTGACGAGGAAAAAGAGTGGCCTACTGAAAGTGATCCTGAAAAAGATCATCGCAATGATCGTAGTGCTGATGATGCAGATCTTGAAACCCCCTCATATCAGGGTGGTAAACAATGTGATGAAACTAAGTCTGTAACTGATGAGGCACTCTCTCAGGCACTTGAAACTCTTGTAGATGATGATGCTAAGGAATGGGTATATCTTTCTATTCCCGATCCTAAAGTTGAAGACTACATCGTTCCTTTCCAAAAAACTCAAGAGAATCTGTACAATCATTTTTATAACGAAGATCGTACTTCCGATTGGGCAGAACATGTTTATTATGCTGTAGCTCACTACAATACTTTCAAAAAAGACACTCAGAAGACTGTCAACTATCTGTGTAAGCAGTTTGAAATGAAGAAGTCTGCAGATGAGTATCGTCGTGCCGCAACTTCTAAGACTGGTGTTATTGATACCAATAAACTACACACTTATAAGTACAACGATGATATCTTCAAGAAAGTCACTGTCATTCCCGAAGGCAAGAATCATGGTCTCGTGATGTATCTTGACTGGTCTGGTTCTATGCAGAGTCAGTTGCTTGACACTCTGAAGCAAACCTACAATCTCATTTGGTTCTGTAAAAAATCTGGTATTCCGTTCAGGGTGTATGCTTTCCAGTCTGGTTATGGATACAGCGACATGGATAACAGCGTTACAGACCAGAATGTTGGTGAACTTGCTATCGCTTCAGACTTCCGTCTTTTTGAATTCTTTTCGTCTCGTCAGAATGCAAAGTCTTTAGAGAAGTCTATGCAACTTGTTTATACGCAAGTGTTTGCTATGGGTGGATGGAGACTTTCTCACTACAGTCCTTACACTCTTGGTGGGACTCCTCTTGCTGAGGCAGTGTATTGCACTCGTAAGATTGTAAATTCGATTAAGAGGGTTGAACGTGTGAGCAAAGTCAATGTTATTTGTTTGACTGACGGTGAAGCAAATCCTATGAGTTATGTTCATCAATTTCCCGATGATCATTATTATCGTGCTGGTGAGTATCGTTATCAGTATCTGTGTCACACTCGTGGCAAAGTGTTCTTCCTTCGTGATCCTAAGACTGGGTACACTCGTAGAATCTCAAATCAACCTTATGTAACTACAAAGGAGATCGTATCCTTCTATCGTGAGATCACTGATTACAACTGGGTTGGTATTCGTCTCTGTGCAAAAGGTGACTTGACTAAACTTGTTCGTGAGTTTGCACACGATGAAATCGATGCCATTGATAAGCAGTGGAAGAAAGAACGTTTTGCTTCAATCAAAGATCGTGCAGGATTTACAGAATCTTTCTATATGCCTGATAAAAATATTGGCATGGGATCTCAGGATCTTGAGGTCAAACAAAAGAAAGAAGTTGCAACAAAAGCAGAACTTACCCGTGCATTTAAAAAACACATGGGTTCTAAAATGACAAACAAAACTATCCTCAATGCATTCATTGAGCAAATCGCATGAAATGTAAAGTACAACTCTATGTTGCTGGCACAGTTTTTGATGAAATTGTTCAAGCCCGAGACTACGAACACGCTAAAGAAATTGCTTTGGCACGAAACCCAGGAGCAACTGTTATGGGTGTGACAGCAGTGTTCACCTAAATAACTGTCCACCAGACCCTCCCACTCGGAGGGTTTTCTGCTATAATTACAAGGTAATCAAAGGAGATCAATGCCTAGCAAGTCCAACATCACTACTGCTCAAATCACTGAAACTCTGATCAATGATTTTGGCACTGAAGTTTGTACTGAGCATGTTCGTTCGGTGGCAAACTCCCTAGGCGTATCTTATGCTACTGCTTGCAAGCGTCTTGACTCTTATAAATCTGGTAGGGGTAAGTGGAACCTGACCGTTCAAGAAATTGAACAGGCATATGACGCACCCTCTGCCAACTCTGCTGCAAACTACATTCCTGAGAAAGATGATTCCTACGTCCAGTTTGGTAACTTTCAATCTCTTAAAAAAATTATTGCATCCCGTAAGTTCTACCCTTCGTTTATCACGGGTCTCTCGGGCAATGGTAAAACGCTCTCTGTTGAGCAAGTCTGCGCTGCAACGAAGCGAGAACTGATTCGTGTCAACATCACCATCGAAACCGACGAAGACGATCTTATTGGTGGTTTCCGTCTTGTCAATGGCGACACTGTTTGGCATAATGGTCCAGTCATCGAAGCTCTGGAGCGGGGAGCTGTGTTGCTTCTAGATGAGATCGATCTTGCTTCTAACAAGATCCTCTGCCTTCAGTCTGTTCTTGAGGGTAAGGGAGTGTTCCTTAAGAAAATTGGTAAATATATTCGTCCCGCTAATGGATTCAATGTTATTGCAACTGCAAATACTAAAGGTAAAGGCAGCGATGACGGTCGTTTTGTTGGAACCAATATTCTCAATGAAGCATTCCTTGAGCGTTTCCCCGTAACCTTCGAGCAAGACTATCCCGCTGCCACTGTAGAGACTAAAATCCTGCAGAATGTTGGTTGTGATGATGACTTTGCTGAGAACTTGGTGAAGTGGGCAGGTGTTATCCGTAAGACGTTCTTTGACGGTGGGGTTGATGAGGTCATTACCACTCGTCGTCTGGTTCATATTGTTCAGGCATACCAAATCTTCGGTGATCGTCTAGATGCTATCACCAAGTGTATTAATCGCTTTGATGATGATACTAAGCAATCCTTCCTTGACCTTTACACAAAGGTTGACGCAGGTGAGGATTCCGAATATAATACTGAAAACTCTGACCTTCTGAATGATCAATGAAGTACAATGAAGAGGCGCTCCTACAGGAGCTCCGAGATTATATCGCAGGTACTTACAATCAACATTATGCAACTGACAAGATTCAGACGCTAGATTTGATTGATGCCTGTGGTGATGCTGAGGCATTCTGCAGATCTAACATTCTTAAGTATGCCTCTCGTTACGATAAGAAGGGCACTGCCCGTCGTGACATTATTAAGATCCTACATTATGGATTGTTGCTGCTTTATTTCAGCGACCAAAGTGCAAACCGTGAAGAGTATCCCAATCGATGACCGTAATTTCTAAGTCCACAATTGAAGTCCTTAAGAACTTTTGTTCTATCAATAAATCGATCGTTATCAAACCTGGCAATAAAGTTGCTACTCTCAGCATCAACAAGAATATTCTTGCTATCGCTGATGTTGAAGAATCGTTTGATACGCAGATTTCTATTTACGATCTGGGTGTATTCTTGGGCGGTTTGTCTCTCTTTGATTCGCCAAAGATCGATACTACCCAGTCCAATTACGTCACTGTAAGTGATCAGCGTGGCAAGTCTAAGACTCGTTTCTTCTATGCCGATCCTGATATCATTACACAACCTCCTGAGAAAGAGATTAGTATTCCTTCTGAGGATGTGAAGTTTCGTCTTGAAGCAGGTGTCCTGCAGCAACTTCAGCGTGCTGCTAGTGTGTATCAACTTCCTGATTTGTGTCTCTTCAGTGATGATGGTGTTATGAATCTGTGTGTTACTGATAAAAAGAATGACACCTCCAATAGTTATTCTGTTGAGGTTGGAACTAGTAATGAAGAATTTTGTTATTGTTTCAAAGTTGAAAACTTGAAACTTCTTGCGGGTGATTATAATGTAACCATCAGTAAGCAGAATGTCGCACTATTTCAAGGCGAAGGTATCAAATACTTTATTGCACTTGAACCTAACAACTGATGAAACACATTCTTTTTACTTTGAAAGGTTGTCCTTTTGAGTTGCTTGATGATGAACAAAACATTAGAATGCTTCTTTATAGGGCAACCAAAGAATGTAAGTCAACCCTACTCAACCTAGCAACACACAAGTTTGAACCTCAGGGTGTAACTGGTGTTGCTATGCTTGCTGAGTCACACATTAGTATTCACACATGGCCAGAAAAGGGTATGGCAGTTTGCGATGTCTTTACCTGTGGAGATACCGCTACACCAGAATGTGGTGTAGAATATATGAAAGATCAGTTGAAAGCAACTGATATTATTTGTAATGAATTTGAGCGACCTCTAGAATGAATGATTTCCTTTGGGTAGAAAAATATCGTCCTCA